CAATGTCGTTCAAGTCTTCTTGGCTAGTTAGTTCAGGCCTCCACCAGCTAACACCTCGATGCATATTCTCACGCATCTTAATGTAAGGGTCTGCACCTATGCCAGTTGTTTGTACTAGCTCTTTCATCATATCAAAGAAGAACCTATGCTTATCTCCTTTGGCTCCCCACTGGGCTACTAAGTATTCATCACGCTGTGCTTGTAGGCCTAGTCGTTGTGTCATAGCACTGTAGAACAATCCTAGGCTATGTGGATAGCCCTGACTGTGTATTTTCTTTAGCGTGTTGTTCTTTCCGTGCCATATTGTCAAGGTCTCAAACTCGCCAATGCTGTCTAAACATACTACTGCACACTCGTCTTCGGGTTGCGTGTAGTACGCATAGGCTGCATGGCTCAAGTGGTGTTGGGTATATTCTATTGGGCAATGAATGCCGTACTCTGTTAGATAACGATGTATGTTGTTCTCTTTGCCTAGCCAGCCTTGCCCTGCATAAAACTGTCTTAGTGTTTTAAGGAATGGGCGCTCGTACCAAATAACTTTGTTAGGTTTACCTAAGCGCATTGCTCTACGTATTAGCTTCTTGTTAAGGTGTGGATCGTTTGGTATCTTACTAAAGTCTTTAGCAAGTCCCGCCCATTTTAAATTGTCGTTTTTAAATACTGCAATGCTTGCATCGTGACTATTGCCAACTATGCCCCAAGTAATCATATTATTATATCCACTGCTGTTCCTGGCTGTTTGTAAGGATCTTCATGTCTTCCTTGTGCATTGTATGTTACATATTCAACTGATTCTACTACCTTAGCACCTGCACGTTCTACATGCTTAACATGCGATACATGTATATCATCTCCGACATATTGTTGTCGTTTAAAGCTGCTTACAACTTGTGCTGCGCCTACTGCGTCAATCATTTATATATAAATGGGTCACGTTTTTTAAGCTCTTTCATACGCTTGCGGAACTTAATCTCTTCTTTAATTTTGTGGTAGGGCCATGTTATCCATCCCCATACTTTCTTGCAGATCTTTTTTATACGAACCATTTTTTTGCTCTCAGTCTAATTTTAAGTGGGCTAGTTTCAGCAGCACTAGCAATACTGTATAAAGTATATAGTCTACCATACTTATCTACGCAATCGCCTACATCATTAATCTCTTGGTCCCATTCAGGTAAGCTAACTCCCCAGCCTCTACTAATGGCATCTTCTACAAGTTTCTTGCCTGCGTGATCTCTGTCAGGTACAACTACAATCTCTTTGCCTAGTCTGTTAAGCAGTAATGCTTGTGCATCATTAATCTCACTACCGCCCAGCGCACATCCGTCTATGTGAATAGCATCCATTGGACCTTCAACAAGTATAGCAAACTCTTTATCATACGTTTGTTTGTCTAGTCCGTATACAAATCCTGGTTGCTGTTCGTTCATGTACTTAGGCTTCTTGTCTGCTGTAATAGTTCTACCAGTCCATCCTATAATACGCTGTTCAAAGTAAAAAGGAATAATAAGTCTATCCCTGTATGCAAGACTTGGACACCAGTAGTATTCTGTATCATCCAAGTCCAAGTTACGAGTTGCTATGTATTCAAGTATAGCCATGCTAAACTTATTAAACTCTGTAATGTCTGTAATCTTAACTGCATCAGGTGGAAGAGGAACAGTTTCAAACGTAGGTATTTCTATCTTACGCTCTGCTACTTGCACACCTTCGTTTATACGCATTACATCGAACGTGAGCTTAGTTATGCTATCATCAGTGCAACCCAGCCACTGTAGAAGCTTACGTAGCTTCACAGACACCGCTCTACCTGGTTGCCAACTAGCTTTATATCCACAGTTGAAGCAGGAATAACTTATGTGGTTGCCGCTGACAATCATGCCGCCTCTACCTCTTGTGTCAGCAGTGTTGCCGTTGTGATGGCAACACGGCGCATTTCCGGAGATCCATCCACTTGGAGTAGTTTTTGTTTTTCTTCCTAATTGCCAATAAGACAATATTATTTCGCAGATGCTATTTGTCAACACGAGTAACTTTCCACTTGTTTAAGTTTTTTTGTTCTCTAATAGTTATAGTGTCTTGGTATAATTTTCTGTACGCATTAAAAAGTTGCCAATAAGTTACGCCAAGTTCTTCTTTGTTTTGTTCCGAGAACTCTTTTAATCCATTGTCTGCATAATAGACGCCTCCTTCTGGGGATTCTATAACATAAGTACCTTGATGAGACTTTTTCTTTTTTTCTCGCGTTTCGTCACTGTCAGGATTAGTGTTGTATCTTTTCTTCTGAGCAACAGAACTATTGTGAGATTTTTGCTGTTTCTTTTCTTCGGTCATAGTTTGATACCATTTTGTTATAACACGACTAGCCGATTCGGAGTCTAACCCGTCGCCGCCATAAGTCATATTATATCCTTTTCCTAACGTGTAATATGTCTCGAGCTTATTAATATAGTAAATTTCTTTATCATCAAGTTCTTTTTTAGACCAAGTGCTACTCTCTTCAACTACTTCAAATTTCATATTCTCTATACCGTACTTGCGTATAGAATTAAAAATATATCTGTTAGTTTTATCATTATTAGCAGACTTTTTGTACCACTGTATTTTTTCGTCAAGGGTTGAAATAGTTTGACCAATGTATTGCTTACTGTTTGGCGCTGTAATTTTATATATTATCATAGCAATATTTATACAGTCCGCAGTTAAAACAAATTTAATCTGAAGATTTGCCACCCACTAGGAGTAGTCTTACGCTTTGAAGGCAAGTGTGCTGTTACTGTGTCGGATACAATACTCATACTACTATTATAGCATCAATATTATGTTTGTCAATTAATTTCTGACTAATACTTTAGTTATTTTGTCTGCTGGATTTGCTGTTGCTTTAAAACGTATGTGGCTAAACACTCCGTTAAAGTTAACAGGAGTTGGTGTAGTTTCCGATCCACCTAGCTGCATAGTCGCAATATCAGCCCACTGTGTGGTTCCTGTAACTTGGTTATCCAAAGTAGCTTGTACTATTATATCACCTATGTACGAGCTTGTATATGCTGCTGCGGTATGCAATGCTTCGTTGCCGTTAATACCAGGTTGTGCGTCAACTGTTTCACTATACCACGTGTTAATACCAACTCCTTCTTGTTCGAAAGAAGTGACTGAATATGAGTTGAGCGGGCCTGGGAACGTTGTTCCATTAACATATATAACTCCGTCATTACCAAAGTTAGGTTGTGAATATGTAAGGACTTTGTCACCATCTGTTTCTACTAGATAGATATTGTAGCTGAGATATTGTTGTTTAACATTCAATAACTCATTTTCTGTTACTGTAAGTTTAAACTTACCTCTAGTAACTGTTGATCCGTCGTCTAATATTGTAGCATCTTTTTCTAATACCATTTGATTAATTTCATCAAATGCAACAAACTTTGGCGTATACGATGTAATATCTACAGGCTTCTGATCTGCGTTTAACAATCTAAATTCTAGCACATTGTCTATGCCTTTATATACTTGAAGCTGTTTACTATACACTGGTCTGTACTCCGTAATAAATCCCGCCATATTTGCTATGACAGTGGTTGTATGGTTGCATAAATATCTAGGTAACAATTGCATACTAATATTTATCGGAATTACATGTTAACTAAAGATATACAAGAAAATTTTCCATTCCTAAGCGTAGTAACATACGGCGGTAACGAATACATCGGAATCATTATCAATCAAGATGTGACTGTAACAAGTATGTATATCTACACAGACATTAAATCAGAGCTTGAACAACGTGCATTCCTAGAACTAGGTGAAGCGTGGTGGTGGGAATCAAATCGAATGATTCCTATTAATATATTTTTACGTGGTGAGATAGAACCATTTAGATATTCAATTATGACTATGAATTCAAAAGATGTTAAAGTAACTATAGGGCCATGCGTTAATTTAAATAACTTATCAGTTAAACGCATTAAACGCAAAAGTGTTCAACTAGTTCGAAGACCTAAGGACTAAGTTCTTCACATAGTAAATTCATGTGTACTACGCATGCCACTGCGTAGGAGGTGCCGTGTGCTTTCTTGAAGTAGTAACTATTGTCTGTCGGTTTCGTCCACACTTCTTGAAAAATCAAATTCCAATTGCTTCCACTCAAGTGCCGTTTCGCTGGTCGAATGATCGCTAGTGTTGCTGCCAATTGCTCTACCGACGACGGTTTCAATTGCTTCAATAGTTTGCCGTGCCCGTTCAGATGAAAGACTTTGTCGCTGAAGTCCGTGTGTTCCAGAAGTTGCCATAGGGGTTCTCTTTCCATTAATTGTGTTAAGTGTTCATTATCCCTAACGTCTTTATAGATGCTTACGTTAAGGAAGTCTAATTTAAAATAGCCACGTTCGTCTGCTGCCTTATGTTCAACCGTAGCCAAGTTGTCAATAGGGTTGTGTGGAATCTCCGTTGCGTAGACTCCGGTGTTGTGCTTCTTGCCTGTGTTTAACTTTGCCACACGATGTTCTAGTTGAGATAATATAATATCTCTGTCTGCAAAGTCAATATCAATATCCATTTAGTGCTGTACTCCGTTTATAATGTCATCTAGTGCTTTTAATGTTACATGGTAATGTAACGAATCTTCTTCACCCCATGTTTCACAATAGTCTTTTCCTGCCTTGTCTGCAAGTTCTTTACTGCTGTACACTCCGTGGAAACGATTCCATCCATCTCCTATTTTTTTAAAGGTATGCACGATATATATGTTAGTAGTTGTATTCATTTTGTAATTTTACGCAAGTTTTTTTCCTTTCTTAGTTGCCATGTTCCATTTAAGTTTACTTGCACGATCTTTCATAGTAATGCCTAACAGATGATCTAGTTCGTGCAAGTAGCACTTAGCACTATACCCGTCAATTTTTACAGTTTGTTTTTCTAAATTTTCATTATACCATTCTGCAAGTATTTCTGTTGGGCGCTTAATTTTAACGTACACATTAGGAAAGCTCAAGCATCCTTCGATGTCATTTTGTGTTTCTTCTGTATACTGGAGTACTGTAGGGTTAATACATATTGTACTATTTTCTACACTGTCTCCCATAACAAATACTTTTGCGTCTAGTCCAATTTGATTTGCAGCAAGGCCAATGCCGTTGTTATCAATCATAAACTTAACCATTTCTGCTTTAAGTTCTACAGGATCAAATCCTGGATTCTCTAAGTCAACGTCTTTAACTTCACGTGCTAACATTTCATTTGGATATTTAATTAATTTCATAGTTTACTTTCCTTTACAACATCTTTGACTAATTGTACATCTACTGTTTGTCTTTTAAATCTAACACCCCAATGTTTCGGGTCTACAATATTGTAGATCATACTTAGTTGTTCATCATTAAAATTACCTAACATCTCTTTTCCGCTTTTGCAATTAAGCATCAGCCAAGGACTAATCTTTCCATCCTTAATATGCCATACTGCTCTATTAGGCGACGCATATAAGAAGTAATGATTCCACACACTATTATTTTCTTGTGCCCATTCTACCATAGTTTCAACACTACGTTCCAGTGCAGTCTCTACACCTTCCTTCTTAATAAGATCGGTTGCATATGTTTCATACATTTCTTCTCTGCACCAGTGATCAAGTTTAACGCCGCTGGTTACAACATAATTCATATACTTCTCAGGATACAACGGTTTTACATTAGATACAAAACTACCAAACTTTACAAATGCATTATAGTAACTGCTTTTGCAAAACTCTTCATAGGTTTTATCTTTTTTTGCACCTGCACTTAATTTATAAAATTGATTAAATGCATAAAACCCCAAGCGTACTCTGCGCTCATCCTTTTGCAATGCTCTGCGTTTCTTTTCACACAAGTGCGCCATAAGTGTACTCTCACGCACGTAGCCTGAGTTACAGTATTCACATACATATGGCTTAGAGCTTGATTGCAATTTCATGTTCCTCTGCAAGTGCTTTGAGTTCTTTTTTTGTAGATATTCTAGCAAGTAGTTCAACCTCGTCTGTTTTCATATTTGGATTTAGTTTTTCTAACAGCGACATTGCTTTGCCTGTGCTGCCGTCACGTTTCTTAAAACCAATCCAAGGATGGAATTCGTTCTTGCCTGTGTTGCCACACATACACAACAACTTCCATAATAACTTTGGATGACCTTTGTCCTTACTTACTCCAATATCGTTAAAGTGCTTGTTGTAGTATTCATTAGTTTTAAGCACAGCAAGCTCTTGCTTGTCACGACTACCTTGTATGCCACTGACATATCTATTCAACAACCAAAAGCTAATCTGCTTCTTATGGTCGTCTTCTAACTGATCCCATATTGTGCTTTCGCCATTGTCAATCCAACTGAGGATTTCTTTTATTGCAAGTTTTTCTGCTGCCATTCGATTACATCCCCCGGTGCGTTTATCTCTACTCCATTATAGTATACACTCAAACAACCAATTTGTAAACCGTTTTTTAACCAACGGAGTTGTTCTAGTTTCTCTACTTCTTCTATAATCTTAACAATAGAATCGTAACTTAAATCAAAATTATGTTTTGTTCCTCGTTCAACAGGACACCAAATGCAATTGGCATTACACCTATTGCTTAACGATAGATTAAGTTTTTTTAACATTTGTTACCTTTCATTATACCACCGCGTTAATTGTAGCTATAACCGCGTTAATTGTAGCTATATCTGCTACGACACTTTCAAAGTCGTCTAGTCGTAACATGTTAGGACCGTCACTAGGTGCGTTGTCTGGATCAGGGTGTACTTCTAAGAAAAAGTTGGTAACGCCAAGAGCACTAGCTGCGCGGCATAAGCCAGGAACATAATCCCTGTTGCCACTGCTAGAACCTCCAAGACCACCAGGCTTCTGTACGCTGTGTGTGGCATCAAAAACCACAGGCACCCTAAAATTATTAAGCATGTAATCAATGCCGGTGAAATCAACAACCAAGTTGTTATATCCAAAACTAGTTCCTCTCTCTGTGATCCAAAGCTCTTTGGCTTCGTCACATTTACTTAGTATACCTTTCATATCCCACGGAGCAAGGAACTGTCCTTTTTTAATATTAACAATTTTATCTGTTGCACATGCCGCTTGTACTAGGTCAGTTTGTCGACAAAGGAATGCAGGAATTTGTAATACGTCAACAACATCATAATGCACCATTAGGGCAATTTGTTTTATGTCATGTACGTCAGTAAGTATTTTAACACCGTGTACTTCTTTTAATATTTTAAAGTCGTACATAGTTTTAGAAAGTCCCATGCCGCGTTTGCCTTGCATACTACTGCGATTAGCTTTGTCATAACTTGCTTTGAAGTAGTATTCAATGCCGTACTTGGCACACACTTCTTTGCATCGTTGTGCAATTTGTGCAGACTGTCCTAAGGACTCGTGTTGGCAAGGTCCTGCTATTATTCTCATTTGTGTTCCTTAACTGTGTAATACGTTGTTACTAACTTGTCTAATAGCTTTTTTAATGTTGGATATTCTAAGCTCAGTTTACATAGCTCTTGCCACTCTGCATAGTTTAACAAGTCGCCTTGGGCTCTTGCTATTCCTGCAGGATCACCGCCTATGATCCAACGTGGTATTGTATTGTGCGGAGGGTCTCGATAATGAGCATACACAACACCGTCGTTGCGCTCGTATATTAATGCTTCTCCAGGTATCATTTTATTTGACAACGTTACTTCCTGAAGTACGTCTTACAATGTCATCGTGGTTAAACTCTGCCCAATACAACTCAAATGCAACACCATCTTCTAATCCTTCGAACTGATGAATCTTGCCAGGCTTCACTTGTGTAAAGTCTCCAGCCTCAAGAATAGTTTCATCAACTAGTCCTTGATCATCTTGCCAAACTCGAACAATCATCTTGCCCGACTCAACAAAGAAGCCATTCCATTTAAATTCGTGTGCATGTTCTGAACACTTGTATCCTGCATTAAAGTTAATGCGGTGGAACTCTAATGCTCCGTTAGCATGGATCAGTTCCGTTGATCCCCATACTTTGCCTGCTTTAATTCCCATCATAATTCTCCTTACATTAATAGGCTATATTCTATCACTTCG